TGAACCTTCCATCCATCCTAAGAGTGCCGTGAACTATTTGACAAGTGGTGCTTGTATAGATGTTTATGGAAAGACATTTGGAAAAGCCACTCCTTATAGCAGTGTAAGTGCGACAATCATATCGCCCATTATAGAAGAGGTCTTTGGAGTACCCCAGAAATGGGGACCACCTAAAATGAGAGGTAAGGGCAGATATCCGTATCAAGCCACATTAGTTCATGCTGCGGTGCCAAGTTTACCCATTGGTAGTGTTTTAAATTGCGCGGTTCGTTCGATTAAGGACTTAACGTGTGATTTAAAGGAGAAAATTCCTGAATTGTTTGCTGTTGGACCACTTTGTCGAGTGGCAACGGTGAGCGGTTTGGCTGGCGTTAAATTTATTGATGCCATGAATTTTTCCTCATCCCCAGGGTTTCCCTTGACAGGCAGTAAGAAGCCTTTGTTGATTGATTTGAAACCAGAAGATTATCCTGAAGTTGGAAAGCCCAGAACTTTTATTAGGGAAGTGTGGGACGAATTTGAAGATGCAGTAGAAAAATTAAGAGAAGGAAAAAGGTGTTATATGATATGGAAATCTTGTCTTAAAGATGAACCTACTAAAAAGTCAAAGGATAAGGTTCGAGTTTTCCAGAGTGCTCCTCTCGTTTTGCAATTGTTAGTTAGGATGTACTTTCTTCCGATCGTGCGTATTATACAGATGAATCCCATTTTGTATGAGTGTGCAGTTGGAGTTAATGCAGAAGGCATGGAGTGGGAGGAACTATGGGAAGCAGCAATGAGCAAAGGCAAGTCACGAGTGTTGGCAGGAGATTACAGCAAATATGATGTACGAATGCCTGCCCAAGTTACCATAGCTGCATTCGACATACTGATTGACATTGCTGCACAGTGCTCCGGTTACTCTTCAGATGATTTGCACATTATGAGAATGATGGTTAATGAAATTGTTTATCCTGTCATGGCTTACAATGGAGACCTTATACAGTTGTTTGGTACAAATCCTTCCGGGCAAAATTTGACTGTTATTATCAATTCTCTGGTTAATTCGTTGTTGTTAAGAAGCTGTTTCTTTAGCCTCTATCCGGAAAAGAATTTTAAACAAGAGTGCTCCTTTTTGACTTATGGGGATGATGTCATAGGTTCTGTAAGTGAAAATTGTTGTAAGTTTACGCACATCAATTACGCTAAGTGGCTGGCAAAGCATGATATGAAGTTTACTATGCCTGACAAAGAATCTGTTGCAACACATTATATGCGCGAAGAAGATGTGGATTTTCTGAAACGAACTTGCGTATTTAATCCAGATCTGGGTCAGAAAGTTGGTCTTTTGTCTGAAGATTCAATTTTCAAACGATTGCACTCACATTTGTTGTCTAAGGAATTGACTCTTGAGATGCATAGTGCTCAAAATATAGATACTTCACTACACGACTGGTTCTTTTATGGTCGTGAAACATTTGAAGATCGCCGTGACAAACTGCGTTTAGTTGCTGAGAAATGTGGTATCAGCCATTTGTGTCCTGGTCTGGATTTGTCTTACGATCAGCGAGTCAAGAAGTGGAGGCAAAAGTATTTAGGAGAGGAAATTGAAGATGAAGATATCACTGTTTTGGAAGAGCAGTGTGGTGATATGTTCGTGGGTACTTACGACTATATGGACCATTGTCGTGGCACCGGAGCTGACATATATTATGGTTGGGAACACTGGGTTGCTGATTTTTCACTACCCTTTTATCTTTTGCTTGCTTACATGTATCATTGTGGATATTCCGTACATTTTGGACGAGTTCCCTGGTATGTGCCCGTTTTGATGGCACTATTGACACCGGCTGGTATGGGAATCAATTTTATTTGGTGGATCATTTGGACTCGAATTGAAATGTTTGTGTTCTATAAAGTGGTCTTCTCTTATGTCGCATACGTCTATAATGATTACAATAAGCGCAATAAGAATTTTGTTCCTTTTGAGTTGCGGGGTTTCTCTTAAAACCTCGACCCAGTTGCTGCACTGGGCCCTACGGGAAAGCAAAACAGATGTGTATATATGGTTACCAAAATTTTGTTCATTTTTGTATATTTTTGTGTATATATTTTAGGCTTTGTACATATAGGCATTCCACCCTTGGAGTACCCCTATTTAGGGGAGGGATCGGCCATCCCAATGTAAACTACACCACTCCTTGCACTGAGCAATGCTTGGAGATTGTAAATATCGCTTACTAAAAATGTAAATAATGTAAATAAACCGGGTACTCTTATGTATCCAACCATTTTTGAAGTTCTTTCTGATCTTAAGAAATACAAGATTAATCCGAATCGATTTGACAAACTTTGGCATAAACATAGATGGGAATTAGGAAAACACGTATCTTTCTTTGATGGGTGCGAGATTCCTCCCAAAAATCGTAATGCTGAGGTTTTGGAAATAATTGACGAGGTTCTTGAAGTTCTTGAGTGTCAGAGCGGGGAAGCGACAACTGCAGATAATACTATTTTTAAAGTAGGGAATGAAGCGACGTATGAAAACGTCCAATTTTCTGACCAACATGATCCCTATATGTATGATGTAGATGCCGTGATGGACCCCACGCGTTCTTTGCAGGATGCAAATGACGCCTCACTAGCAAATTTCTTCTCACGTCCAATCAAGATTGCAGAAGAAGAATGGTCTACCAGTGCCAATTTAAATTTCGATTTAGACCCTTGGAGTTTGTACTTTGATAACCCAAGAGTTGTTAATCGTTTGAACAACTTTAGTTTGTTGAAAGCAAACTTGAAAGTCAAAGTTGTGATTAATGGTAATGGATTCCAGTATGGTCGTATGCTGGTGAGCTACCTTCCTTTTGACATTTATGACACTCTGTCTACGAATGCTGCACTTATCCGTGAGGATTTAGTGCAAGCTAGTCAACAACCACACATATTCTTAAACCCAACTACTTCGACGGGTGGAGAAATGAAATTACCAATGTTTAATTATCAAAACTACTTTGAGATTGTAGAATCTCAATGGAGTGAGATGGGACAATTGTATTTCAGAACTCTTAATCCGTTGAAGCATGCAAATGGAGCAACTGATGTTGTTACTATCACTGTGTTTGCTTGGGCTGAGGATGTGTCTATGAGTGTCTTGACGTCTGTTGATCAAGATACATTGACTCCCCAATCTGGTGAAATTGAGGAGGCAAATAAGGAAGGAATGATAAGTGGCCCTGCCACTTCCGTAGCCAAATTTGCAGCTTATCTGCGAGGTGTTCCGTATATAGGTCCGTTTGCTACTGCAACGGAAATAGGTGCGGGAGCCGTCGCTAGTATGGCCAAAATATTTGGTTACTGTCGACCACCAATCACCAAGGCTCCTGATCCATATCGTCCAGCCCAGATTAGTTCTATGGCTTTGACGAATGTTCCAGATAATGCACAGAAATTGACTGTTGATGATAAGCAGGAATTAACCATTGATCCTCGGATTGCTGGTATAGGACCTGCTGATTCATTAAACATTAGAGAAATTGCTAAGCGTGAATCCTATTTGACCACATTTAATTGGAATATAGGAACTGCGCCTGACACTTTACTCTGGAATGCAAGACTTGACCCATGTACTTGGGCAGAAAATGCTGGACCTCCAACTTCTTTACACTTTCCTGCGTGTGCTATGGCTGCTTTGCCATTTTCACATTGGAAGGGGTCTATGAAGTTTAGGTTTCAGATTGTTTGCTCAAGTTTTCATAAAGGTCGTCTGAAGTTTGTGTATGATCCCAATTTCATTGCCAACAATACTTATTTGGGTTTCTCCGAGTACAACACCAATTATCTCAAGATTGTGGATATTGCTGAAGAGCAAGATTTCACTATTGAGATTGGTAATGGACAAGAGAGAAACTTCCTCAACCATGCCCTTCCAGGTCAAGATGGTGTTACAACGATGTATTCGACGTCGAGGTATACATCTAAAGGACCAGGGAATGGTGTCATTGGGGTTATTGTCGTGAATGAACTTACTACTCCAAATAGTACAGTGACAAACGATATTGAAATTAATGTTTTTGTTTCAATGGGTGATGATTTTGAAGTTGCTGCTCCAGATGACTATTTTCAACACTTTGTATTAAAACCACAGAGTGGAGAGATGGAGATTCTTGAGTCGCAATCAGGTGAGATAGTGCCTGAGAGTCAAAATACTACCGAATTGGATGCTCCACAGCAGTCTGAGACCACATTGATAGGTCTCCCTCCTGTGGAGGATCCTGAGCTTAATAAAGTGTTTTTCGGTGAAGCTATAACTTCGTTTCGTACGATGTTGAAGCGGTATTCCTTATGGAATACTATACCGAAGTTGGATACTATTCCTGTTGTTATTTCAGGGCGTTTTGCTGCTTTTCCTTACCTCAGAGGGAATGTAGCAGATGCTGTTGATACAACGGGAGCAGCAGTCGACTACAATTATTGTAACACTGTATTACTTCATTGGGTGCGTGCGGCTTTTTCAGGGCATCGTGGATCAATACGATATAAATTGCTCCCTCGTGGAACACAAAATCGTGGAGATCGTATCGAAGTCCAGAGAGCGCCGTGGAAACCCACTACTCCAGAATATAGGTATGATCTGCAAACAATGCCTAGTTATGGAGCTTTGAGTACTGCGAGGAAGGATATTATGTCCGAATGGGAAACTGCCACTGGCAATAATGTACCATTG